AGCAAGACCATGTGCTGCACTTGTTGTAAAAGTTATAGTAGTACCTGAGCAGTCTGCATCACTTATTGTTCCGCTTAAATTTCCAGTACCTTGAAATGTATCATATTTTTCTGTAGTTCTTTCGCCAGTACCTGATATATCTTCACAAACAATTGCTAATCTGTCTTCATCATTATACCATGCAAAATAGCTATTTGGATATGTTCTTTTATTTGTTGCCATATATCTCCTATGTTAACGAATCATCGCTTCCATTTAATTCTGACCATGTAGTTGAATTATTGTCTGTGTCTTCTCTTAAAATTTTATGAGAATCTGAAAGTTTTGGTATCATTATATATCTATCATTAGTATCTTTAATTTCAACTCTTTTTATATCTATAACATCATCGTCTAATGCATACCATCTTTGATGTTTTTTTAAATCTGTAACTTTAGATGCTGTAAAATTTCTTTTAGATGATGCTATATCATCAAGTGCATCATTAATTAATTGAAACATATATTGTTCAGGCTGTCTGCCAAATAATTTTTCAATTTGTTCTATAATATTTTTTGCTGTCATTATCTAGCTCCTTGTTCTTGTTGTTTAGGCATTCCTTGAGCTATTAACATTTGTATGCCTTTATCGTAATCTTGTTTTAATGTTGATATAATTGGAACAAATAATTCGGGGTCTTCTTCGCTAATCATTAAAGATTCAGCTACTTTAATAGCTGCATATAAAACAACTAAATATTCAGCTTCATCTGGAAAGTTAACAATAGACGAAACAGCTGATACGTCAACAGTTGGGAATGCTACATGATGTACTCTTGCAGGTTGACTTGCAGTTGGATTAGGTTTTACAAATAATTTTGGGTCTCCTCCAGTATCACTTTCAATCCAATATACAGGGTCAGTTGCACTTGCTTTATGTAAACTGCTTGAATCTTCTGTTGAACCTCCATAAATTGGATTAATTTCTCTACATCCTATTTGATAACCATCATCAGCATTTTCACGAGTAACATGAAATATTTGTCCAGTTGCATCTAAATCCATAGGAGTAGAAGAAGTTAATGAAGTTATTGTAGCACATTCTATTTTTAATTCTCTGGGAAGTATGTTTATAATTTCTTTAACTGCATCTGTTGCAAAACCATCCATTGCTGTTTGGTCGCTAAATTCTGATGTATTTACTAAATCTAATATTTGTACATCAAAATTAGCCATTATCTTTTACCTTTGTTCATTGCCTTGATTGATTCATCAACTGTTGTTGAATTAAATTCAATTTTTGTTTGTCCGCTCCAAGTTGTTCTCATATTTATATGGTCTGATAATTTTCCTGTAGTTCCAAACACATTTCCACATTCACATTGCTTGCTTGTATTTTTTGGCACTTCGGTTTTTCTTGAGCACTTACTGCAATAATATATTCTCATTTCTTAGTTTTTCCGCCTTCTTTCATGTACCCCATTTTATTTCTTACTTTTTTAGGCAATTTAGATAAACCTGGATTTTTTTCTGCATCAACAGCTTTCATTGCTTTTCCGCCTTCTTCATATTTTTTCATGCCAGTCATACCGCCATGTCCATATTTCATTTTCATTTTACCACCGCCCATCATCATAGGTTTTTGCATACCTATCATATTGTATCCAGTTTTACCACCACCTGCATACATTTGCTCACTTCTCATACTTCCATCTTTTATTGGAATACCTGTTTTTTCTGATTCTGCTTTTGCAGCAGCCATACCTTCTTCAGTATAAGGGTATTTTTTATTTCCTACTTCTGGCATTATTTTTTACTCCTTTTCCTTGCGTCAGTTATTGGATAATTATAATCATTTTCATTCGGTAATTTACCATTTTTGTTTATATATTCCAATACTGGCTCTGTTTTACTGTTAACTGATTTTTTCTTAATTATATATTCTCCACCTTCAACTTCAATTGGGATACCACCCTTATCATGTGATGGCCCTTTTAACTTACCTCCATGATTCATAGATTTTAAATGTTTATCTACTCTTTTAGATTGTCCTAAATGCAATTTTGAAGCTTTTTTTAATTCTTTCACAACTAATTTTAAATCTTCTACTGAACCTTTAACAGGGCCTCCTTCTTTCATAATATCTAAAGTCTTAGGATAGCCTTTTTCGCCAGGTTTTGCTGGACGTTCTCCTCTTTTACGTTTGGCATGTATATTTGCCCATAATCCTTTTCTTTTAGCCATTATTTACCTCCTGTAGATTCATAATCTGAACCTGCGTCCATATTAGTCATAGTTGCATTATTTGTATTAGAAGACATATCATATACTGTTGTTCCATTAGCATGTTCTAATCCATCTCCCATTCTATACCATGCTTTTAAATTACTAGAAAATGATGATTCCATATGATTAAATGGCTGCCTTCCGTTATATATTGTTTGAATTTCTGCTTGGTTTAATGCTTTATCATATATAGTTACTTCTGATAATTTCATTGGATAAGTTGCTGTAGTGGTATCAGTTCTATAAGAAGCTATAGACATATCTCCGCTATTTTCCATTGTATCAGTATGAGCAGAATCTGCATCATCATATTGCCCATTAATATATCCTGTACTATTTCCACTTCTAATAGAAGAAAATGCAACATGAACCCATTGATTTTGCAAGGTATCCATATCAATAGTGCCAGTATATGAAGCACGATAATCACTACCTATTTTATTAAAAAAATGCATTTTAGGAGGATTAGCAGTATTAAAACACCAATTCCATCTTTTATTATCGCTTTCCCATTTGCTAAGAATACGAACATCATGAAAATCAGGTGCTTTTATCCAAGCTGTAAATGTAAAATCTCCAGTAGTTATATGATTTGTAGCTGTTGCATCAATTAAATCATTAGTTCCATCAAAATCTATACAATATTCATCTCTAAATGAATCTCCACTCATCATTATTTTTTTTGATTTAAACATTAATCTTTTACAAATCCAAGTCTTAATGTTATAGTTGCACCATTATAGTCATTAGTTGAGCTTGTTATACCATAAGCATATAAACTTGTACTGCCTGATGCAGCTTTAACTATTGCTCCTATATTATCTTTGCTAAATACTCCAAAATAACCATGGTCAGTAACATATGTAATATCTGTAATACAACATATCCCATCTAATACTGCTCTAGTAGATGTATCAGCTCCTATTGCATCACTTACAGAACCTATGCTAGTTGAATCTGATGTAATAACAAGTTTAAATCCTCCTGTAATATTGGCTCCATCTCCACTTGCATCTGTTGAATTATCTGTTACTATTGCTACTACTGATTGTAAAATTCCTGCACCACCATTTACAGAAACTGCATATGGTATTTCAGTTACATCAAACATTAAATCTCCACTTGTTCCATCTGAAGTTAATGTTGCTGAAATGTCAATTAAATCAACATCCATTTTGTTAAGTTTTTCTACTACTGTATACTTGTGTATATCTGTTTGTGCCATTTTATTCTCCTTATTTGAGTGTACTTAAAGCTCTGGCTTGAGCGTGAACGTACTTTTATTATTAAAATTTTTAGTAGATTCGGGAGCCACCCTTTATACGATAGCTCCCATAGTTCTACAAAACTATTAATCCTTATTGATTCGGATTAAGATGCAGCATCAGTATGGAATTTAACATCTGAACCTAGAGCAGCAGCAATGCCTCTTACATACCAACGATTACCGTCAGTCCATATTTGAACATTATCGCCAGGACTAGCTGCAGCAGTAAAGTTGATAAAATCATCATTATTAACTGCTGTATCACCAGCTGCGTCAGCAACCGATGCTATATGTCCTACTACGTCTGCTCCTGAGCCAAAATCAATGTTTACGATTCCGCCCATTCCACCATCAGAACCATCAGTATCTTCAGTTACCCAAACTTCGCAATTCCAACCTACAGGTAAATCTGCCACAGTTGGCAAATCTAATTCAGTTGTTGCAGCTGGATGTACTAAAAATGTAGTTCCGCTATCTGCTTCAGTCACCGTATAGTTCTCAGTAATTTTTTTAACTTTTTTTACATAAGTACCAGTTAGTGAACTGTTTTCATTTAGATAATCACTTCTCATTATTCATTCCTCCTTAATTTAAGTCAGTAAATGAATACAACATGTGAGTTTCAGGGATTGTAATTTCAAGACCTGCTTCTGTAAGAATCATATCTTTTCTTAAATCCTCATCTGCTTGTTGCACATTTGTTGTTATTGAAGTATCTCTATTTAACCCGTTTCCAACAAGAGGTCTATAAGCTAATTGATTCATATCAGCTAGTAATAACATACCACCTGACATACCTCTGAATAATGGCTCTCTAATTAAATTTAAATCACCATGTACAGTATTAATCATTTGAACTTTATGACCAAACGCACCATCTCTAGCATTCATATTGTATTGATATGATGGATTGTTTGTTGTTCCTGCAGTATCACCAGCAGAAACATCTTGGAAGCTATTAGCTCCAAGCTTGTTGAAATAAGATATTACAGGTAGACCTGCTAAAGCAAGTTTACTTGAACTTCCACCCCTTGCAGGGTCAAAAAAGACTTCCATATCAGATAATATTGTATCGTATGTTATTGAAGTAGAAGCTGCTGCAGCAAAATATGGATTTCCTGAGCTATAAGATAGCGAACCAGGAGTTCCTGCTGCAGTTCTAACAATAATATCACCTACAAGACCAGCTGATGATTGTACACCATTTTGTCTTCCTTTTTGTCCAAATAACATTGCTCTTTCAATGTCTACTTTGTGTTCTCTTAGTTTTAAATTCCAGATTCTTTGCCATTCATTTGCATATCCTCTGTAATTAGTAGCAATAGCTGTATTTGTCATTTCACAAGCTGTTTTAAAGATTTGGGTATATCCAAAGTCATCGTCTAAAGATTTAGACCAAACATCAGGAGAACCTGAACCTTCTTCAAAAGCTGTTCCAATGATTTGAGCTTTATCACCATCTGCAATTGCATCATAACCACCTTCACTTGAATTACCAACACTTAAACATGTAACTTGACATGTAGTGTAAGAAGTTTCGTGTGAAACTGAATCTAATCTTACAATTGCATGTGATTTTCCATCTACAACTTCAACTGCTACAACCATACCTTTAATAAGATAATCAACAGAAGCATCAGAGCCATTTTCAAATTGAACTTGGCCACTTACACCTGCTGCCAATGAGCTTAAGGCTGATTGAGCAAAAAAAGACCTATTTGTCCAGTCAATTTTAGAACGATTTTCTAAAAATCTGAACACAGGGTCAGTTGTAGGAACTTTGCTTACTTTACTTAAATATACAAAAAATGGAGATTCTTCTGGGCTTAATTCTGCAACTCTATCACTTAGGTCGTATAATCTACGTTGGTCACCTGCAACACCGTGTGCGGCATCGTGAGCATTAGCGATTGTAGTAGCAGCACCAGTACTGGAAAGAGAACCAGTTCTGATTGTGTTTGCACTATTTGCCATGACTTGCGTCTCCAATTTTACTCTCTATCAGCTGCATATAAATGCCTTCAAGTAGAGTTTTGTTATTAAGGTAATTTATTCGACACTCTGTCAGCACCAAGAACACCTTTCCACATTGAATCATCATCAGATTCCCTTACAGGCCTTTGTCCATTTAGAATGCCAGCTTGCTGAGGAATTGCTTGAGCTCTACGAATTGAATCTAGAGGATTGCTTCCTTGTTGTTCTTGATTTGTTACAGCTTTCCACATATTAATAGCACCATCAACACCATATTCAGCTGGGTTTTTACTTGCAAAATCAACGAATGAATTAATTTCTTCAGCATTTAAACCTCTAGCGGCTAATTCTGATTGAAGTTTATCCATTCCCATTTGCTTTTGTATTCCAGATACTTGTTGTTGAACAGCTCCATTAATAGAATCCTGCAACTCTTGTTGTCGAAACTGATACGATTTAGACTTAGGGTCGTTATAGGCTTCCCATGGGTCAAACTCATCTTTTTCCATAGCAATTCTTTGAGGTTGAATTGGTTGACCACCCTGAGCCATTTGTGCAACTGCTTGCGTAATGTCAGGTCTTGATTCCAAAAACTTACCTACTTCTTCATATTGCTTTAGTTTTTGATTTTCAACATGTAACTTATCTTTTTCTGATTGAAAATATTTAGCTTGTGATTCCCAATCATTAGATTGTTCTTGTTGCTGAGTCGACTTGTCTTGATGCCCTGCTCTATCATTGGATTGACCTTCCATAGGAAGATTTCCTTCTTCAAGTGCATTATTCATGATTTCTCCTTGTTTTGCAATCTCTCGTTTTTTTCTTGAGCTTGACTACGTAAACGTAATTTCTCTTGTTCGAGTTTAACTGCATTGGTTAGTTTAGAAGACTGTTCTGCGTTAACAGCCTTTTCATCATATTTAATTCTATTTAATTCTGTTTTAAATTTCTCAACTTCAGTTCTTTTTCTTGAAGCAATAGATTCTCTATTTGCTGTTTGTAAATCGCCCTGTAAGTTTTTAATCATTTCTTCTGCTTGACTTAGTTGAGATTGTAATTGTTGCATCATATCCATTCTTTGCAGCACACCTTCTTTGTCAAAAATGTCTGTTTTCATTAATGCTTCAGTTCTATCAATAAGACCAGCTTGATATGCTTCCATATATATTGACCATTCTCCCCATCTATTTGATGGCATTGTAGAACTTCCAATAACATTTATATCGTATTGGCCTATTGTTAAATCATTTTGCATTTCAGATATTGCTTGTGATTTATCGTTATAAAAATTAACCATATATTCACTCATATCATTATTTGGTTGAACTATTCTAAATGTTTTTTGAAAAGTATAATGTCCTTTTGCTAAATTGTATACAACTTGCCCTAATCTTCTTAAACTTCCTTCAATATCTCTTAATTTAGACTTACTACGTCTTTGCCCAAAATCTTCCATCATCATTGTTGCTGAAGACGTCCTTGGAGCTACTTCAGTATTTCCTTGCATCATTTCAAATATACCCATGTTTAAATCAATATATTTTTCTACTAATCCAGGTAATTGCATTACAGAATTAGATAATGGTTGAGGAGAAGGAAAATGCGGTTCACCAAATGAAGGGTCATATTCAATTGTTGCATTTGGATTTGCCCAATCTCTTTCTAATTGTTCTATATCATCAACACTTCCTTGCGGTATTAATAATTTCAAACCACTTGATGCTTGTGCATGTGAAGTTATCAATGACATTGTTTTATTTAAAAATCTTTGAAAATCTTTATTTTTTCTTACATCACTCATTGGATATGGTGTATTTGTCCAAATATTTGGAACTGGAACAATTGGATATTTATCTGTATTTAACACTCTTTCATATAAAATTATTTGTCCTAATGTGCATGTAAGCTGTATTCTTGTTTGCAAAACTTCAACAATATCAATCATGCCTTGTTCAGCTGCTTTTGCAATATTTTTATCTTGTAAAAACATTTCTAAATTTTGACTGTCTAATATTCTTTCATTACCAGTTTGAATATCTAAAACTCTATAATATGGTACTTTAATTTTAGAAAAACTTTCAATTAACTGATATTTTTCTGAACCTTCTCCATGGTCATAATCTTTAACAACATCAGGAGTAAAACTTCCAACTGTTCTATTATTTTTAGGAGATGGATATGTTTCATCTTCGGAATATGATTCAATTTCATCAATTAACATTTTGCCATTTTCTTTGTTAACTTCTGATAATTGTGGATATAAATCTAATAATTGAAATTTTGTAAATATGGTAGATAGCATCATTCCAGATGAGTCATCAAAATATCTACTTCTTGCATTTGGGTCTACACAAACTCTAAATGGGTCTATATATGTAAATTTAACTTCACCTCTGCCATAATCAGCTTCATTGTCAACATATGCATAAAAATAACCTAATCCAGTAACTGCATAATCATGTATAGTTTGTTTGAATACTTCGTTACCATCTGATATGTTCCATATATATTCAAGTATTGTTTTCCACACACTTGCTAAATCGCTATCAGAATCTTCTCTTGGCAGAACAGAAAATTTAGGAGGTTTTGATGTTATTATAGCTTTAAATTGCTCAATTGCTCCATACAATCTATCTAATGGTACACTTGATTGATTTCTTTCTGCTAAAGCTTCAGCTTCTGCTTTACTAAAATGATTTCCTAAATAAAAATCAATATCTTCACGTGCATGGTCTTCCCAATCAACTCTTGCATCATGCCATCTGTCCCATAATTCTTTTATGTATATTGCTTTTTTATCTGCTTCTATCATAGTTCTAAATATAATATATATTTATTATACAAATCAATACCTTGCTCCAGTTATCCAATTGTATTTCTTTTTTGGACTTTCCCACGACTCCCCTTTTTTTTGTTTTTTTACATTACTAGCTTTTTTATTACCTTTAGCATATTGTGTTGATAACCAAAATGCATCAATAGTATCATCGTGACTTCCTTTTGGAAAATCAAGCAATTCTCCAATAAATTCATGCATATCTTTTTTTAAATGTACAGCACCAGCTTTAAACATAGGTTGCAAACCTTCAAACAATCTGTCTTTTTTCTTTTGATTACCATATCCTTTAATGCCTTTTTCTATACCAGGTAAAAATTTACCTTCTTTTTTACTTCGTTTGTATACATAATCTCTAAGCATTTCTTGATACGATATTGTTTCAATGTTTATTCTTTTAATTTTTTTATATCGTTCTGCAATTTTAAATATTTGGTCGGCACAGTCCATCGGTAATACTCGTTTTCTCCAATATTCGATAACATAATAATCGTATTCAGCAGTAACACCAATAACCATGATGACACTATAATCGTTCCTAGCACTAAGTGTCGAAGCAGGGTCAACACCCATGTAAATATTGACATATTCAGTTCTCCCATCATCTAGTTTAATATACCAAGATTCACTTGCTTCGTTATATCTAACTGACCCTTTATAAAAATTTTCTGTTATATCTTCTTCACTAAATATTTGGTCTTCAGGAGATTTGGCCTGATTCATATATTCTTGATAAAACTTACTAGGAGTTCCAGAATCAATGTAAAACTGTTTCCTTTCCTCAATTTTTTTCATAGGCCACCTAGAAGGCCATAGAGGAGTACCATCATCTTTTATTGCTTTATGTGTTTCGATAGTCCAAGAGTAATCCTCGCCTGTTTTTTGTGCTGCTTGGTAGTTTTTTACAAGTCCATTAAGAAATGAATCATAATGTACTATTGTTCCATTACACCATAAGAATCCACCTTTATCAAAATCAATCGCTGGATATACTGCAGCAGTTACCCAGTTTTTTATTTGTTGTCTTGCTTCAGGTGTTTTTGTATTTAACTCTGATTCAAAATCATCTAGTATTATTCCAGTATATCTTGTAGATAATTGTTTTTTACCCCTTAATCTTTGAGAAGCACCTTTGGCAATCATTCTACAATTATTTTTTAATACAATTTCGTTTTTAGTCCATTTATCTCCTTGCAAATCGCCAAAATAATAATGTATTGCAGGATTTTCATATATATGTGTGGATATCCAGTTTAAGTTATCAATAGCCTGGTCTTGTGCCTCGCCAACCCAAGCGATAAATTCTGGGCTTTCTTTTTTCGCAAATAAAAACCTATGTAATACAGCACATGCTGCTAAAGTTGACTTTGCGTGGTCACGAGGCATAACAAGTGCCAATTGCTGAATATCTCTATTCAATAACAATTTTGCTACAGAAACATGGAAATCTGGAGTTGCTGATGCTAAAAAATCTTGTGGAGAAAATAATTTACCAAAAACAATAAGGTCATTATATGCCATCTCCAATATTTTTTCATTTTGCGAAACATTTCCATTTAAATTCAAATTAGCCAATTATTAACAATTCCATTTTTTTAACGACAACGACAATCTATCCTTACCTGTATTATTACTTGGTTTTTGTCTTTTACGCATACCTTTCATTCTAGCACAAAAAGATTTTCTACGTTTTGCAGCTTTGCTACCTTTTTTAAGTTTTGATGGTTTAGTAGTTACAGCAGTTTGTAATTTAGAACCAGGATTTTGCCTTCTATATGAAGCAACACCTTTTTTATTTAAACCGCCTGTAGGGTTTTTGCCTTCCTTACGTTGCCACGCAGGAGTTACTTTGCCTCCCTTTTTATATGATTCTCGTGAAGCTTTTTTATTATTAACGGGTATCTCCGATGCCCAAACATCTACTCAAGTTTTTTTCATTTATTACCTCGGTTCTGATATTAATTCTTCTAATATTGAAGGAAAATTTAAATCATCATCATCTGGAAAAGATTCCTGTAATTCCGAATCACTTTGCAAAGTTGCTAAAGGTGATAATTTTGCTAATTGTTTTAAAATGCTACTACGTGTTGCTATTGGAACAACTTGTTTCATAGGTGTTTGTGCAGCTGCTCTTGCAATAGGTGTATAATTTATAGGCATTCGTCCAGTATATCTTGCAAGTTGTTCTTGAATTAATGGTAATGTTTTTTTTATTTCTTTTACAGGGCCAATCCAATTTCCTTTTGCATCCATAACCATTTGTGGATTTCTTTTTGCTAAGTCTTTCATAAAATTCTTATCTTCAAGTGCTTTTTTAAAAAACTTTTCTCTTATTTTATTTGATTGTTCAATATTTTTGATTGCTTTTTTATTTCTTTTTAAAATTTTGTTAAGTATTTTTATTGCTTCTTTTCCTATTTTAGGGATTACTTTTCCTGCCGTTTTTATAGCTCCTGCACCTGGAGTGAATATATTCTCCATAAGTTCCATTAATTCTTCATCAGTCATTGCTGGCTCAGGTATTGGGCCAATTTTTTCATCTGCCATTGTTTTCTCCTATATAAATTATATCAGCTCCAGATATATTAGATATTTCACTACACGAGTAACTTAGGGGGATAGGTAAGTTGGATACAGAGATATTATCCAGAGCTGATAAGTATGTAATTTTAATTGTTATTTTCATTTATCTACGTCTAGCACCAATTAAATCAATTAAATTTTGAAAATTAGCTGTTTCTTCTGTTGATACACCTTCTTGTTCACTTTGTGCTATAAGGTCATCAATTAAAGAATGTGCAAATTCTGGAATTGAAGCAAGAACTTCAAAAGGATAATTTGTGTCACGTAATTCATAAATGTTTCCTTCAAAACCAGGGCCAACATCCCCTTCTTGAGCACGTGCTATAGCTGAAAATTTATCAAAAACATCATCTGAACCTGATAAAGGGTCGCCTTCTCTTGGAGGAATAAATATAGGTAGCATATCTGCTGTAACACCATCCAAATCTAATGCTTCAGTTTGAGCTCCTCTTTCAAATGCTATATTTTCTAAAGCCTCTCTTAATGCTTTATTGCCCTCTATAGTTGTATCTCCGCCAACTGAAACAATATTTCCTTTTTCAACATCAAAAACTCCAAACATACTGTTTAATAAGTTTTTTAATTGTGTATCGCTTAAATTTCTTATATCTCTAACAGGGCCGCCCCCGCCTATATCACCATAAGGTATATAGTCGCCTTTTTTAAAAACAACCTCTCCATCTTCAAAACGACCTCTATCTTTTTGAACAGTATATATATCTTGAAAATACTTATTTATATCATCAATTGTCATTCCATTTGCCATTTTTTTTTAAATACTCCTCTTTATGCTTTTCCTAGTTCGATATTCGGTAGGCTAATATACGTTAAATTTTCGTCTAAATCAAATAGTGAGTTGCAATGTGGGCACATCCAGCCTTCCACATCGTTGTTTTTATCTAAAACACCTACCCTTTGCGTAGTATGTTCGTCCCAGTATAAGTCCTTGTCACATACAGGGCAACAATCTTCTTCATTCTTCTGATTTTTCTGCGTGTGCAAGTACTTTAGTTTCTTTTCCACCTTGTAAAGCCTCCAGTTGTTGTGGTGTGAACCCTTGAAATACAGTTAATTGTTCTTGTTTTTGGTCTGTATCAAATAGCCCCGCTATTTTTGCGAGCGATTCGAGCGAGCGAAGCCGATTTGCGTCCCTATCGGATACCTCTGCTATCATTTTATATTGCCCTATAATCCACTCAGGCGATACACCTTCATCTTCTAATATCTTTTTGATTTCTTCTTTAACCATTGTACGAATTTCCTCTTTTTGTAGTAAAATATTTGATTTTTTCTGTATATATCGTTTATCTTCCGCCTTTGGGTAGGCTTTTTTGTATGCTGATATTGCATCATCACCTGAAGCCACATACCTAGCGAACAAAAATTCACGATTATTTAGTTTTCTGTCTTTAGACCTTGAATATATCGCTTTATAGTTACCAGAAAAGGTATAAATGTTTTCAACCACCCCGCCTTCACCATTCATTCTATGTGTTTTTTGTTCAACAATAAATGAACCGCAAACCGTACGTATCATTGTACGCAATTGTTTGTAGTTAGGATGACTAATCATGCTTTTCTTTAATATCTGACAGACATATCCATCATCTGTTTCAACCCAATCACCTTCATCACCATGTCGCCAATTACCAACAATAGGTTGGCCAGGCCCTAGTGCTTTGTATTCTTCAATGTTATCATACAAATAGTGATTATTTCCCTTGATTACTTTTAAGTCCATAGCAAAATATACAAAAAATTTTTCAAAATAAAAAATACTTGCATAATTGAATTATTTGATTATATTAATAACTCTATAGAGATACTATATAGAGATAACACTAAGGATATATCTCTAGAGTGAAAAGAAAATTAATAATAAAAGAAAAGGTAAGTCAAAAACTCAAAAAATAGCATTAGAATGTGTGTGAGTGTTTTTTTGTGCGGGGGGTGGGGGTGGCTGGTCTTGTACCCCCGTCGCTACTCGTTAAAAACTGGTTTGAGGTTAGTTTATAATTATTATTTGAAGATTTTTTTTATTATCATAGTAAGATTATAACCACAAATAAAAAACCCCGCTATGATTGCGGGGCTTCTTATCCTTCATTTATTTATTATTACTACTTAATCACAAGCTTTTACGAATTTATCACGATTGAATAAATTATTATCTGCTTTAAATTCTTTAGATAAAACATTAATTAATAAATCTTTATCTATATACGTGATGTCTCTGCGATTAATAATTGTACTATCTTTAATACATTGAGCTATTAATTCATAATACTTTCTACTTAACATCTTTACCCCCTTTATCATTTAAGTTAATATTATTTAATATACTTTGTAATACTAAAGCATTATCACCAAATATAAGCGGACTAATATATATTTCACCATTTTTTTTAGCTTCTTTTATTTTTGCGATTTCATCAGCTTTATTGTATTTTTTATTGTTCATTATTTGCCCCCCTTTTTATTTGTTTTTTTTGGCTGTGGGTTGCGTTTCCATACAACATTATATTTACTTATTATTTCATAACAATTATCAAAATCATTAACGTCAAATTCACCGCCGTAATAATGGCAAATTTCAAACGCTAAACGCTGTATATCTGATAGACTTTGTTCACTTCTTTCTTGCTTTAATGCTACAGCTTCAAGTTCTGCGTTTAAATATTTTTTTGCGAGTTCCTCCAGATTGTCAACTCTATCACCTAATGATGAATTTAAAACATTTTCTTCTTCTAAATTATCAACGCGGTCATCTATCTTATCAAACCTATCTGCTATACCTTCAAAATCAACTTTTTTTATCGTTTTAATATCTGCTTCAATATCAAAAAGATTTTCTTTGTCTGATTCTATGTTATGCTTTAATACATTAAATTTATCTTTAAGAATTTTAATTGATTCCTGGTTAGTTTCGCTTCTGTCTTCTACCGATTCAATGCGAGACTCCAAGTCATATTCTAAGTTATCAACTCGGTTGTCTACGTCATCAATGCTCGTTTGATTTTCTAACCTATCAACTCTGTGGTCTAGTCTTTCAGTTTCAATCATTAAATCAGTTAATAACCAATTTTTAAATGATGTTACTGGGTTAATTAATTTTACTTTTTTTATGTATGTTTTTATGGCGTGCATGTTATGCTCCTTTTATATTTATTTTTGATTGTATTTTTACTATGTAATATTTGTCAGTCTGTTTTAATGTTACGTCAAACAGCGACTTATCATAATTTCTTATAATTTCATTAACTCGCTTTATTGTTTGATTTTGATACATTCCAACTGGGACTAACAACGTTTTGTCTGTTATATCTATGTAATTTTGGAACATTTTCTGTTCTCCTTCTGTTTATTTATACACAATATTAATCATATATTTTTAATAATAAAAGCTATTTTTCATATTTTTTACTTGTTTTTGTTCTCAGGTATTTTCTATATTTCATCAGTTGCCGATGGCGACCAAATTAAAAAAATAAAAAAGGAAGAATACAATGAAAGAGCAAATCCATTATGAAAAAGAAATAACATTCAAACCTTGCAATATGTTTGCAGATAGAAAAACCCTACAAGAAGCTTTCCAGAATTTATACGATGCAACCGAACAAATAAAAGACAATGATATTAAATTATATGTACTGGTATCAATTAACGTCCTACACAACACTCTAGCCAATTCACATTATGTATTTGAAAGAAAAGAACAAGATAAATTAGACAATTACACCCACCAACCAAAAGGAGAATAAAATGGATAAAAATTTAAAAGAATTAGATGATTTATTCAACAAATTATATGAAGATTATCAATCGTTAGTATTTAATTATGGATTAGAATTTAAAGAAAAAGAATTAGAAGAAATAAATATTAAATATGATGTTTTAATGAATAAAATAAAAGGAGAATAAAATGGATAAAAACGAAAGAAAAGAAAAAGTTGAACTAATAGAAGAAGCACTTGCTTTAGAATTAGAAAATCAAAAATTGAAAGAAATAATAAAAGAATACAGAGAAGAAAAGTATTTAAAGTATCATATAGACGATTTAATTGATTCAGCTTGTGAAGAATTAGAAGACATAATAAAATCTGAAGAACTAGATATTAATTGTGATGATATACAAGATACAATCCACGAAGTTGCTGATAGTAACATACCAATTTATTATTATGATATTGCACGATATTGTGCTAATAATACCCACCTATTAACCAACAAATCGGAATTTGCAAGTGATAGTGACGAGCCATACAAACACGTTCAATGCAATATTTATGAAGATTTAGTCGAAGGATTGTATGCACATTTAAACAAATTACAAGAGGAGGCATAAGATGAGAAGAATGAGCTCTTCTT